GCAGGGCATAGAGACGCATTCAAGTTTGTATGTGTAAACGAACGCATCGTCACCGATGACCTTCACAGTATTGGGAAGTGAAACAGAGACAATATCATGCCTTCCAGCGAATGCGAAACGCCCTATCGTATTGACGCAATCGGGAACCACAACAGCGAGTCTGGGACCGAAGTATGTGACAAGAGTCCCGTTCACATCTATATCAAACCCCTGCGAGGCAGCAGTGCTGAAGGTTCCCTTGTTCTCCCATTCAATTACAAGGTCTTCTGGGCATTTATAGAGCGCCACATCAGAAATCTCTATCGCAAGGGACTTTAGAACCAGCTTTTTCAGCTTCCGGCATTTACTGAAAGCATAAGGACGTATGCATCGGATGGTTGCGGGAAGAATGACCTCCTCCAAAGAATAGCACTTACAGAAGGCCCCCTCCGAGATTCTGCGGACGCCCTCTTCAACGGTTACACGTTTCAGCGAGAAGCAGCCCTTAAATGCTCCGTAATTAACCGCGGAGAGGGTACCTGGAAAAGTGATTTCCTCAAGTGCGGTGCATCCAGAGAAGACGTATTGCTGCATGGTTTTCACGCCTGCCCCTATGGATACGCTAACCAGCCTGGTGCAGTTAGAAAACGCCTGATATCCAATCGTCTTGACCGAATCCGGGATAACAACCCGGGTTATTCTATTGTTTCCAGAGAACGCATTGCCTCCGATAGCAGTCACGCTATCGGGAATAACAACTTCGCGCTCTCGGCCCTCATAGCGGACAAGGGTTCCTTCATCACACAGAAAACCTGTCATCGCCTATCGCCTCCTAACTAGGAAAAAATCTGCTCATTCAAAGAGTATCGATGGATCGGTATCCGGAATCGGAGTATCATCCTCTTCAAATAAATCTACTACGCTCTTTGTCACTATGAGGTTATACTCAGAGGGAGATATGAATACATAGTGATCTCCATAACGGTATTTGATACCATCAATCTCTCCGCTCTCTGTCAAAAGGACTTTTACAAACTCAAAAGGCCCATTTGGAGGGGCCGAAATCCGTAGGCAAAATTTGTCTTCGTTGAAGCTTGACAGTTTATCAAACTCAATTGCCCCATCTTCTCCATTAGGCTCATGAACTAATAGAAGAATACGATCACGCATGACAATCACGACCTGGCTGCAATCACAACTCTGTCGGTTAATCTGATCTGCGTCATCTTTGTCAATCGCCATATACATGACTTCGCCGGAAAGGTACTTGTCCGGGTCATCCATCAGCAGATCCAAAGGGGGCATGATATCGTCTCCTTTGTCCCAGTGTTCAATTGCGTCTTCAGGCTTGATATATGCGTGTGTCGAAACGTGGCACTTGCTGCAGCGGACTACAAAATCGTCAACAAAATCGATGATCATTTCGGGAGTGCCACCACAATCGCATCTGCGTTTGATCAGATAATTATAGTCGTCCGCATGATGAAATGGCATCTTTTTATCTCCTTTCCACACTCCGTCTGCCAGTTCCCCAGTCTGACTTGGGACTATAGCATTCCGATATCCTTTCCGTCAGGATTCAGCAGATGACCTTCGATGTGGTTTCCGTCCTCATGCCTCCGGAAACAGACCTGGTACTCATCGACTCGGCTTAGATCAATCGGCTCAGAAAACTCGGGTTTGCCATAGCCGTGGGCACCATTCTTGTATACATAGCCACCACCGCCATATATCACCAACAATTTATAGAACTCAACACGATACGGCCAACTTAGCCCGCCCCCATCGTTATAAATACTAAAAGTCACGCTGTCAAAAATCGTTTCCCCTTCGAGAAGCAGATTCGGATCAGCACCATGTTCAAAGAACAGCTTGGCAATCCTGTATCGTATATGATCTTCTTCTGGGTTGTCTTCGTCATAACCAAATTCAAGATCAGAGAACGGGCAGTCAAAAGTCTCTCCTATATAGTTCGGATTCGCACCATGTTCGAGTAAAAACTGAACCGCGCCAAAGTTGTTGTTATCAACGGCCTCACCCAAAAGTGTCGTCTCATATCCATACTCTCCAACAAGTATCGTTTGATCAATGTCGGGGAATCCCTGCAAAACCATATTTGCTCGTTCTACATCGAATGGCCTTGTCGTGATCAACTTAATCATTTCATCCAGATAGGTCGACATTATACCGTTCTCCTCTCCACAAACCACCGGCCGATCTTGTTCCCCGTCTGATTGGGGCTCCTCTCAAAGAACAAATAGCTCTGTTTCCCCTGCACGAAGATGGTATACCGGTCCCCCTGACCGCCAGCCCGCATCGCGGCCGCCTGGCGGATATCAGTAACCCTGTCGATCTCATACTCGCGCCCATCCTCCCAGGTGATCTTCCGGGGAAGCATGACGCCATCCGCGCGGAAGTCTACCTTGACAGGCACATATACTTTTATGCTGTTGGCAGCCATGTTCTTCTACGCTCCTTTTTCTGTGAAGAACAGGGACATGGGGATTTCCAGCCCGAGGCAGATCCGTTCGATCGTATCGACGGTCAGCTGCCCATTGCGCTGCTCCGTGTTTTTCAAAGTGGAATAAGGCACATCGCAGACCCGGGCCAGGCCGTGCAGCGACAGATTTCGCTCTGCCGCCAGCTCCTTAACGCGCGCCATAGTGTCCATGATCCTACCTCCTTCCAGTTTCCGAAAAGCGGAAGAACGCTTTTCCGACCCCCTTACACCCCGTATTCTAACACCAATGCTGTCCAAAAAAACGGACTTTGTCCTGTGCCGACCCCTGAAAAATAAACTTTTTTTCAGGACAGGCAGCTTATAAGACCCTGCCGACCACCTGGAACACAGTCCCGGGACGGATCGGACGGGGTTCATATTTTTGGTTATAGGACTCCAAAACCGGCTGCGGATGGACGGTACCGTAGCTGTCGGTGAAGTCCTCGGCAACACTCTCGTCCGGCTCCTGCTCGGAATACATCTTGAGGAAGCCTTCTCCATCGTAAATGAAGACGCCGACCTGACCGACGTCGACCTGCTCGCACTCCTGCACCCAGACGATCTGCCCGTCATGATATACCGGCTCCATCGAGTCACCGGTAACCCGGATACCGAAGTCAGCGCCTTCCGGAACCTTATCCTCGGGGAAGCTGATCATTTCGAAGTTGCCGTCATCCAGGAAGTTGCCGGTGCCGGCGGAAACCGGCAGATAGCTGACGGGCATATCAACAAAGCGGATGACCTTGGACTGCCGGGGAGCCGGACGGTACTTCCCACTGGCGATGAGGTCAGAGCGGTATTCCTGAACCTTTTTTATTCCGGCATCGTTTAATGCGGGAGTGTAATTACCCGTAAAGAACTGGAGCTGATCCTCAATTTCCAATGCGTTGCAGATGGCGATGAGCTGATAGGCATTGGGAATGCTGTATCCCGTCTCCCACTTTCCCGCACCACCCGTGGAAATCTTTACTCCGAATTTTTCCAGGTACTCACTGAATGCAGCAATGCTCATGCCCTTCTTTTTGCGGGCTTCTGCGATTCTATAGCCAACAATATTATCGGCCTTCTCCCTTGCGGCGTCATAAACCAATCCCTGAGACGAAAAGAGAGGAGTGACCTTTTCTTCTTTCTTTTTCATCAATTGCACGTCCTTTCGGATTTGTGCTTTCAGTATATAAGGTCAACACGCCTCTGTCAACATTTTTCTCCTATTGTTACCTATATGCGACATTGACATATCCAAATGGGAGAATTATTATAAGGCCACGATACAGACGGAGGTGAGCTTCATGGAGCACAGAACGATACTGCACAGCGACATGAACAGCTTCTACGCCTCCGTCGAGATGATGCTCGACCCTTCCCTCAAGGGGAAAGCCGTCGCGGTGTGCGGCTCCACTGAGAACCGGCACGGTATCGTCCTGGCAAAGTCCCAACTGGCGAAGAAGGCCGGAGTCAAAACCGGTATGGTCAACTGGGAGGCGCGGCAGTGCTGTCCCAACCTGATCATGGTGCCGCCCCAATACGACGAGTACCTTAAATACAGCAGACTGGCCCATGAGATCTATTACCGCTACACGGACATGGTCGAGCCGTTCGGAATGGATGAGTGCTGGCTGGACGTCACGGCAAGTAGGTATCAGTTTGGTTCCGGAGTGGATATCGCGGAAGAGATCCGCACGGCCTGCCGGGAGGAACTGGGGCTGACTGTCAGCGTGGGTGTGTCTTTCAATAAGATCTTCGCCAAGCTGGGTTCCGACATGAAGAAGCCTGACGCCACCACGGTCATCACAGAGGAGGATTTCCGGGAAAAGGTCTGGCCGCTGGCGGCATCCGAGATGATCTACGTCGGCAGGGCCACCGAGGCCAAGCTTTTCAAATACGGCATCCACACGATCGGAGAAGTCGCCGCCACCCCGCCGGAGCTGCTCCGCAACTGGTTCGGCGTCAATGGGCTGGCGCTCTGGAGATACGCCAATGGTCTTGATCAGTCCAGGGTCATGCACAAGGATTTCGTGAGCCCCGTGAAATCCGTCGGGCACGGCATCACCTGCAGCGCCGATTTGGAAAACGAGGAAGAAGTCTTCAAGGTGATGCTGGAACTGTCGCAGGATGTCGGGCACCGTCTACGCGTCCACGGTCTGACCGCCAGAGGCGTGCAGATCTGGATCCGGGCGAACGACCTGGGCGGCATGCAGTGCCAGTGCAAGCTGCCGTTCCGTACCCAGCTCCCCAACGAGATAACCGCCGCGGGCTTCAAACTCTTCCAGGAACGGTACCGCTGGGATCAGAAGGTCCGGGCTGTGTGTATCCGGGCAACCGATCTCGTCCCGAAGAGCGATGAGGAGCAACTGTCTATCTTCATAGACCATGAACGGCTCGACCGACGAGAGCGCCTGGAAGATACCATTGAAGAGCTTCGCGGCCGCTTCGGCAAGCACGCCCTGACTTACGCCGTGCTGCTCGGCAACCTCAAAATGCCGGGCGACGGGCGCGAGAAGGTCCGGATGCCGGGGCTGATGTACCAGTGAGGTGAGAGATGGCCAGATACCTTTCGTATAATGACCTCGACGCCATAGCCGACAGGGTCTTCCGGGCATATAAGAAGCTGCCCGAAGTGCAGGTGGCCGGTCAGGTCCTCTACGTTGACCCGCATCTGCTTTTGAAGGCGCTTCTTGGGCTGACAATCGAGTTCCGGCATTTGTCCCAGGATGGAACCACGCTGGGCATCACCTCATACGATGAAGTCGGCGTAGAGATCTGCGACGAGAACGAGGATTTGTTCTTCTTTGACGGCAGGACTGTGCTGATCGAGAAAGACCTGCTGGCGGATGATCAGACCGGGCGCAGGAACTTCACCATCGTCCATGAGGGTAGCCACCACATTCTGAAGATGCTCTTTCCAAAGGACTACGCCGGCGGCGCCAACGCCAGACGCGTGCTCCGCTACCGGGATACACGAGGCAGCCGTACCCGGGAGGAATGGCAGGTCGACAGGCTTACCTCCTCCATCCTTATGCCGCGGGAACTGGTTGAGCAGGCTATGTTCTTGGCTGGTCAGAACTGCAGGATCGACATGCTCAACGCCGTATGGCGGCGGGCAGAATATGAGCGGTTCTGCAACATGTGCTATCTGCTCGGGGTGTCCAAGCAGGCGCTCAGCATCCGGATGATGAGGCTCGGCCTCCTCGGTGAAGAGCATCTGCGCCACCCGAACGAAATTCTGGATATTGTTATGGGAGATGATGATATTGGCTGAAAAGCGAAAAGACATGCGGGTTTCGAAGAAATGCCCGAACTGCGGCTGGCGTGTGCTGGACAAGATCACGCCGACGACCGGAGTGATAGAACTCAAATGTCCAAAATGTGAGAAACCGGTAAAGATCGATCTATCTTACCGGCTCGCCAGGAATAACGGCGCTTTGCGATACAGGCTGGCAAGCAGCTTCTGACATAGCGCGCATAGTACCGACGTACCGAGCAACGGGTCCGTGGCCTGAACAAGGCCCAACGAGTCACCAAATGGCCGGACATCGGGGTCATGGAGCATTTCCATGATTCTGATGTCCGGCCTTTTTTTATTTCAAAAATCTCTTCCAAATCCATCCACGGCTATCGTAATCAAACCAATAAAACGGCGCAGCTCTTAAGAGTTGCCTGTACCAGTCTGATTCGGTAGTCGGATCTGTCTCCAATTCCTGGACGCGCCGATGATAAATCTGGCCTACCACTTGTCTGCTCAGTTTCCCTTCAAGCAGTTCGGCAGACTCTGTGAAAGAAAGGCATCCCCGAATGACCATCCGCACTATCGCGTTTTCCAGTCGGTGTGTCGTTCGACTATATCGGCCTGCAAAAGGGATTTCGGGATAAAAAACACAGTTGCAATCCGGATTCATGCACTTATTCTTTCTGAATTCAATGGTGACGGTTATAACAGCCGCGTCATCACCGCGCGGGATGACATCAAGATAACTGCGCTGGATGCTCCCTTGGTTCCGTAAATTGGAACAACCACATCTCGGGCAGACAGTTTGGCTCACAACAGATAACGGAACGCAAAAGAAATGATCAGGATCTCCTTTGCCAGACTCAACAAGTGTTCCAGACAGGCTAAGCTCAACCGTCCGTTGCGCGTCAATCTCATATTTCCCGACCTGCACCAAAGATCACCTCAGCACTTCATTTCCCTGGCAACCAGTTTACCACCAAATTCATTACAATTCAAATGCCAAAACAAGGCCTCTCTGATATAGTTGCCCACGGTCTGATAGGACAGGCCTTGGTCCCGGGCATGACCCTAAACCGCCCCGGCCCACCGATGTGAGCTCCCGTGCACTTTAAGGAGCTGTTCGCCGCGGAGGTGACGCCGACAACCAAATAACACGCCAGCACGCGAACTGCTGGACGCAGCTTGAGGCGGAGACTTTGTTCTCCCGCATCGGGTGGGATTCTTGCGTCCATTTTGCCGCTGGCACCCAAACGGGCTCTCCGCCTCTCCACGCCAATCAGCGGTCGTGGGGCCGAAGGAGGGCCCGTATCAATGACAAACAACGACAATCGGAAGAACTGCATCCCCGCCTACTACTACGACACTGGCGAGCCTTTGGAGCATCCCCGCAGAGAACTGGTCGAAGTCAACCGCGAGGTCTACGAGGCGTATTACCGCCCGATCTGGCGTGTGCGCGATAAGGCTATGCGGCACGGCGGCTGCAACGCCGTGACCTGGAGGGTCTGTACCGGCGATTGCGCCACCTGCCTCCACCACCTCGGCGGGCGCATGTGGTCGCTTGAGATGCATGTCGAGAAGACCGGCCTGGAGGCTCCTGACCCGCTGACCGACGTAGAAGCCGAGGTTCTGGATCGTATCGCCCTGGGAGAACTGGTGGAGCGCGTGAAAAAGCTCGATGAGGAAGACCGACGCATCTGCGAACTGCTCGCCCTGGGCATGGATGAACGCAAGGCCGCCGCCGCGATGGGGCTCAGCAAGAGCACCTTCCATGACCGGAAGGAACGGCTTATGGCCCGGCTCCGCAAGGAATGGGCCGATCTGATCTGAAGATTTTTTGCCGCCATCAAAAAAATTCTCGAAAAATCCGACCAAACGCCCCTCAAACCTCCAGTGGGGTGTGAAGGCGGCAGACCGATAAGCCTTTAGATTGGAGAAAAGCGTAATGAATGACAATCCTGGAAAACACAAGATCAACCGGAAACTGACGGAAGGAGGAAAAGCAAATGAGCAGATTGGGCGAACTGAGCGACTGCATCAGGGACCTGCGCGACTGTGCCGAGAACCTTAATCAGATCGCCAACTGGCTGTTTGAGACCTTCTCCGCCGACGAAGCACCCCCGGAACCCGAGAAACCCAAATACACGCTGGAGAGTGTCCGCGCCATCCTGGCGGAAGTCTCCCGTGCCGGTCACACGGCCGAGATCCGGGAACTGCTGCAGAAGCACGGCGCGTCCAGGCTGTCCGAGATCGACCCCGGTCACTACGAGGCGCTGGTCGCGGACGTGGAGGGGCTGACGAATGGGTAATCACGCACTGCTCTCCGCGTCCTCCTCCCACCGCTGGCTCAACTGCCCGCCCTCCGCAAGGCTCTGCGAGGCTTACGACGATGTCGGCAGCGACTACGCCCAGGAAGGCACGGACGCCCACGCCCTGTGCGAGTTCCGCCTGAAACGGGCGCTCGGCATGGAGGCCGAGGATCCCATCGAGAACCTGACCTTCTACAACACTGAGATGGAGGATGCCGCCGAAAGCTATGTGGCCTACGTCCTTGAGCTTCTGGAAGAAGCGAAACAGGCCTGCCCCGATCCGCTTGCGGTCGTGGAACAGCGCGTTGACTACTCCCGGTACGTTCCTCAGGGCTTCGGCACGGCGGACAGCGTCATCATCGCGGACGGCACGCTCTACGTGACGGATATGAAGTACGGGAAAGGCGTGCGAGTGGAGTGCGAGGGCAATCCGCAGCTTCGGCTGTATGCGCTCGGCACCCTGGAAATCTTCGACCCCCTCTATGATATCCGCCGCGTCGTGATGACCATCTTCCAGCCCAGGCTCGGCAACGTCAGCGTCAGCGAGATGGACAGAGCCAATCTGCTGGAGTGGGCGGAGACCATCGTGGCCCCAACAGCGGAGCTCGCCTTCAACGGAGACGGAGAGTTCCACTGCGGTTCGTGGTGTCAGTTCTGCAAGGCGAAAGCCAACTGCCAGGAACGCGCTGCTGCCAACATGGCCCTTGCCGGATACGAGTTCCGGCGTCCTCCTCTCCTGACGGACGAGGAAATCGAGGAGATCCTCGGCAAGGTGGATGACCTGGTTTCCTGGGCCAACGACATCAAGGAGTACGCGCTTCAGGCGGCGGTCAGCGGGAAAACCTGGACCGGCTACAAGCTGGTCGAAGGCAGGTCCGTCCGCAAGTTCACCGACGACAAGGCGGTCGCAGCCACGCTTCTGGCAGCGGGCTATGACCCGTATGAGAAGAAGCTCATCAGCATGACCGAGATGCAGAAGCAGCTCGGCAAAGCTAAGTTTCAGGAACTGCTCGGCAGCCTGATCATCAAGCCGCAAGGCAAACCCACCCTGGTTTCGGCGTCTGACAACCGCCCGGAGCTGAACACGGCAAAAGCCGATTTCAAAGAATAACGGAGGAAAAGACAATGTCAAACAATATCAAGAACCCCATGAAGGTCATCACCGGCCCCGCCACCCGCTGGTCTTTCGCCAACGTCTGGGAGCCCAAGTCCATCAACGGCGGCACCCCGAAATACAGCGTCAGCCTGATCATCCCCAAGAGCGACACCGCCACCGTGGCCAGGATCAAGGCCGCCATCGAGGCCGCCTACCACGAGGGCGAGGCGAAGCTCCGCGGCAATGGCCGCACGGTTCCCGCTCTCTCCGCGATCAAGACTCCGCTGCGTGACGGGGATATCGAGAGGCCGGACGATCCGGCGTATGCCAACGCCTGGTTCATCAACGCCAACGCCACCACCGCTCCCGGCATCGTGGATGCGGACTGCAACCCGATCCTGACCCGCTCCGAGGTGTATTCCGGCGTCTACGGCCGCGCAAGCATCTCGCTGTACGCCTTCAACTCGAACGGCAACAAGGGCATCGCCTGCGGGCTGAACCACCTGCAGAAGATCCGCGACGGCGAACCCCTCGGCGGCAAGGCCAGCGCTGCGTCCGACTTTGCCTCCGACAGCGACGTCGACGATTTTCTGGCCTGATCGGTCTCTTTGGGTGGCAGGAGCAATTCTGCCACCCAATTTCTTACTCAAAGGAAGCAAGCCTATGAAAAACCTCAGCATAGATATTGAGACCTTCAGCGATGTGGATCTGGCCAAATGCGGCGTTTACCGCTATTGCGAGTCGCCGGCCTTTGACATCCTCCTCTTCGGCTATGCCGTAGACGGGGGTGAAGTCCGGGTAGTCGATACCGCCTGCGGTGAGATCATCCCGGAGGAGATCGTCTCGGCTCTATCCGATCCTGCGGTCACGAAGTGGGCGTTCAACAGCGCGTTTGAAAGGATCTGCCTCTCCAGTTTCCTCGGCCTGCCCGCTGGAACGTATCTCGATCCGGACTCCTGGCGCTGCACGATGATTTGGTCGGCGTACATGGGCCTGCCTCTCTCCCTCCAGGGGGCCGGCGCGGTTCTCGGTTTGGAAAAGCAGAAACTGTCCGAGGGCAAGGACCTCATCAAATACTTCTGCCAGCCGTGTGCTGCCACCAAAAGCAACGGCGGTCGCACACGCAACCGGCCAGGCGACGCTCCGGACAAGTGGTTGGCATTCAAGAAGTACAACCGGCGCGACGTCGAGGTCGAGATGGCCATCCAGCAGAGGCTGGCAAAGTTCCCGGTCCCCGATTCGGTCTGGGACGAGTATCACCTGGATCAGCGAATCAACGACCGCGGCGTCGCTCTCGACATGGAGCTGGTCAGACAGGCCATCACCATGGATCAGCGTTCCCGGGAAGAACTGACCGAGGAGATGCAGAAGCTCACCACGCTCACGAATCCCAACAGCGTCCGCCAGATGCGGCAGTGGCTTGCGGACAACGGGCTGGAGACGGAAACGCTCGGAAAGAAGGCCGTGGCAGACCTTATCCGGAACGCTCCGGCTGAGATCCGGAACGTGCTCACTCTCCGGCTGCAGCTTGCCAAAAGCTCCGTCCGGAAATATCAGGCGATGGAGAACGCCGTCTGCGCCGACGGCAGAGCCCGGGGCATGTTCC